AGCCAGCGTTGGGTTCTGCCATCTAATGCATCTTTAATTCTTTCATGCAATTTGGCCTTAATTTCTTCCATATAAATATATTTTTAGCCAAAATTAAGAATTAAAAACAAACTTCCAAATATTTTTAAGATTTTTTTAAATAATTTTTGTGTATTAATATTTTTAATTTAATTTTGATTATGGATAACGCTGAATTGGTTTATGAAATGGCTAAGAGGTTGGATATGGTGATTGAAGTAACTAAAGAAGGGAAGTATATTGGTAAGTATAAATTTATAGATGGTAAACTGCATAAATTAAAAGAAGATGAGAAACTCGACAATAATAGTAAAAAAGAAGAAGTGCGCTAATTGTGGCAAGATTGATTACCACTTTTCAAATAAAATGTGCAAGCAATGCGCAACAATACATAGTACACAAAAACGTATGGAAGAATTTGAAGAAGATGGAGAAAGTTTTCAGTATTTAGTATCTGACCTTGATAGAATATTTAGCCAGTATATTAGAAATAAGAACGCAGATAAACATGGCGTTGTATTATGTTATACTTGTGATGAAAAGATGACAATACCAGAAAGCCAGTGTGGCCATTTTATACCAAGATCAAATTTAGGTACAAGATGGATGGAACAAAATTGCAGACCCCAATGTATGGAATGTAATTGTTACCAATTTGGGAACTTAGAAGAATATGAAAATAGATTACATACAGAAAATAGCGGATTGGTAGAATATCTTCAAGAAACCGCAAGACAAGTAACTAAACCAACTAAAGATGAGCTTAAATCTTTGATCATTGAATACAGGTCAAAGCTAAACCTAGTAAAAAAGAAATTTATAAATAAAAATTAGTATTTTTACAGAGGTAATCAGTTTTTTAGTTTTTTAGTTAGTTAAAACGATACCCCTATATTCTTATAGGGGTTTTTTTATACAAAAAGGCCGCCAACGTAGAAACGTAGCGGCGATTAATTGCTTAAACCTTACTATGCTTAAAATAAAATTAATAATTTTTATGTTTTTAATAAAATTTATTTTTTTAATTAAATAAATTAATTTAATTTTGGTAAACAAATAAATAAAAATGGCAAGATTAGTAAGTCCAGATTCAGTATCTAGCAAGGTGGCAAGCCTTAAAATTGGAGAAACGATAAGATTAGATAATCCTTATTCTTCAGTAGCAGTAATGATTTCATTTTTAAAGAAAAAGCAAGAGCATCAAGATAAAATTTTTAAGATTAAAGTAATAAATAACGTAACTACAGTAACTAGAAGATTATAATATGCATATTCAAACTATTAATTACCAAAAGACATTTAATTTAGGAAACTATTCTTCTGAAAAAATAGGAGTTGAGATAGTTTTAAACGCTGGAGAAGATGCTAAACAAGCATTAGACACAGCAAAAGCACTAGTAGAGGAATACCACAAAGAAAACTTCAAAGAAGTTATTCAAGAACCAGAAATAGTAGTATCACCAGAACAAGAAGTAGATAACACTATGGCTTTTATTGACTCTTGCAAGACTGAAGGAGAATTAAGAGAGGTTTATTTGATGTGCCAAAAGAACCCAGTGCTTAAAAGTTATTATGATCTTAAAATTGCCACCTTTAAAACTAAAAAATAATGATTAATTTTTCTGAAACCCTTATTAGGGCAAGTTCTGTTGGTTATTTAATGACAGATCCACAATCAAAAGCAGATAAAGAAGCTGGTATGCTTTCTAAAACTGCACAAAGACATTTGCTAGATGTTTACATTGCTGAGAAGTATGGTCGCAAACGCGATATACAAACAAAACAAATGAAAAAAGGTATTGAAGTAGAAGATCAATCTATTGAATTACTTAACAAGTATTGGGGAACCAGTTATTCTAAGAACCAAGATAGATATACCAATGGTTTTATTACTGGACATCCAGATATTTTAGATAGCGGCAAAGTTGTTGATATAAAATCAAGCTATGATTTATGGACTTTTTTAGGCAACCTACCAGATAAGTTAGATAGTTTATACTATTGGCAATTAATGTCTTATATGTGGCTTACTGGAGCAACAAAAGGGCATATTGCATATTGTTTATCTAACACTCCATTTGGTATAGTTGAGCAAGAGAAAAGATATTTATTAAATAGGATGGATGTTATATCAGAAGAAAGCCCAGAGTATGTAAAGGAAGCAAATAAACTAGAATTCAACATGACTTTTGATGATATTGATATAGCAGAAAGAGTTTTAGTATTTACGGTAGAAAGAAACGAAGATGATATTGTAAGAATTCAAAACAGAGTAGAAAAGGCAAGAGAATTTTTACACGAAATTGAATTAACGCATTTAAATTTTAACAAGTAGTGCAAAGAGGGGCTAATATAATTAATGCCATACAAAATTTAAAGATGGCGCAAGAACAATTTGATGATTTTTGCAGACAATACCCTAATACTAAAGGTTATCATTTATTTAAAGGATATAGTAAGCGAATTGATTTTATATTTTCCGATATTATAACCCATCCATATATCACCGATGAAGTTAGGGACGGCATAAAGAAAGAAATAGCGAGCGATGTATTTGCCGTTCCAGCTATCATCGAAAAGGTTGGATTAATAACGCCAGAGCAAAGAGAAATTATAGAAAATACATTAGACGCAATGTTGGATGGACAAGATGTTAAGATTATAGATATAGAAGAAAAATAAAACAAACAATATGGAACAATTTGACTTTTGTATGCAGTTTGATAATGATGAAATTCATGTAATTGCAGCAGCAGAAAATTCGGACGGATTTATGGAAATAAAAATCACCCCAGTAATGGATGGTGGTGTAATGTTTCAAGATCCAACAACAGGTAAAAAAGTAAGATTATTTGCAAGACCAATTACAGATGCAGGTAGAGCAATTTTAGAAGCAGAAAAACCAGAATAATGAAAAAAAAATTTAAGTTAATTGTAAACGAAGGTTATTATGAAACCAATTCTTTTTTTGAATTAATAATTGAAGTTTTAAAACATAGATTTTGGCATTTAAGAAAACATGGGAAATGGATGGACTAAAAAAACAAATATGCACCAAGTGTAAGGTTAAAAAATCAGCTACAGATTTTTCAGTAGATAAACGAGCAACAAGCGGGAGATGTACCCAGTGTAAAAAATGCATGGCTGCATATAAACGCAACAGATTTAAGCAAGAAATTGTTGCTTATGATTTTTTTCCAGATTACGCCGCTTAGGATTTCTTATGTGCGTTAGCAAACTTACGAGCTGCTTCAACGCTACCAAATCCCCAAGCTTTCAAAGCCAATGCTTTGCGAGTTGGTTCTCCGTTTGGTTTTTTCATAGCACCAGTCATGCCAGCAAATCTTGCTGCAAATGAAACTCTACGAGGATTAGTTCCAGATTTTACTGGAGCTTTTAAATTTCCTCCTGTTTCTGCGTTGTAAGATGCTCTACCCTTTGCGTTTAGACCACCTTCCGGGTTTTTACCCTCTTTTCTCTGCCAAGCTCCTGCCATAAGTTATGTTTGATTTGGTTCTAATATCTTTATGAGTGAATTGCCATAACTCACCAGTATCATTTAAAATGACTGTGTAAATCGTATCCGTTTCATGGCCATAGTCGGTTACAAGCCAAATAATGCCATCGCCTTTTGGCGTTGTAACCTCTACCCGATTACGCGGTTCAAAAATCATTTGCTTTCTGCTTTGATCTTCTTCTCTTGTTTTAGCATTTCAGGTGTTGGTTTTTTACCAGAACCCTTATTTGCTCGGATATTATCCCACAATCCGCGCGGTGAATATGATCCATCAGCGCGTTTCATCATCTTTAATTTGTTTTTCATACGCTAATTTACGAATTTATTTCCAATTTTCTGACTTCCAAATAACTAAATCTATCCCTTTTAAGCCATTTGGAGGCGTTTTTTGGTTTTCAACAGGTATTTCCTCTATTTTGGAATTATCTTCCAAATTTGAGGCGGTTTTATCGTAAGGAGGCATATCCTTAAATGGCGCGCCTCTCTTAACTTGTTTTTCGCCATAATTATCCATCAGATAATTGACTACCTGCTGGGCAGATGTCAAATTTTGTTCTTTTTGAATTATTTCTAACTTTTCTAAGTCAAATCTAACTCCGATTGGTTTACTTTTTGCCATATTTTAAATTGTAGCTACAAAGTTAGTGATAAAATTTGAAATGTAGCTACAAAAAATGGGTTATTTTTGCCAAATGTAGCTACACCTATTCCCCCTCCCATCCTCTACTATCTACATAACTTACCCATCCCATACCAATACCAATAGCCGGCGCAAGATCCAAACCCATGCCCATAACCAAACCCATAAACCATACCAAAAGCATTGCCTGTACTACATTCCATCATCCAAAACATAAAACAGACCTACCCGATCTATATAAACGGAAGCCCCATTTTTGCGCGCGGCCCAAAGTAGGTGGGGTACCCTTACTTAACTATTGATTTAGGTGTTTCAAATTTTTTTTTAAGGGGGGTGGGGTAAAATTTTTCAAGGCCTTGGTAAGTACTTGGTGAATATATTTTTCGTATATTTGGTGAAATATTTTTTATGGCATTAAAGGCAATGAAAAAACCGGTTGTTACCACAATCAAAGACACAGTGGTAATTGATAAGGATGTTCCATCTTGGGCAGGAAAATTTAACGCAATGCAAGAAGCGGAAAGAAAAAACCCTAAGTTGGCAGAAGAAAGACGCAGAATGGAAGATTCTGTAATGAAAGCCAAGTTCCTTAAAGGTAGAGCAATGGATCGTGCTAGATATATCAAAGAAGGTTATAAAGTAGAAGATAGACCTAGTGGTTCAACAGTTTATACAAAACAAAAATAATTAATCATGTTGGAGAAAATAGTTGAAGAAAATACTCCGCCAAAAAGTACATATATGCAAACTAACTTAGAAAAAAGAGTTTTGAATGACCCATACGCGTAAGAAAGAAGCCAAGCCTTAGATGCAGCTAGTTCTTTTGGAAAGGGCAAATTGATCACTGAGTCTGAAAAAATGATCATGGAAAAAAACAAAAAGAAGCCAGTAGTGGTTAAAAAGACAATTAAGG